ACAAACCCGAAATAGAAATGGATTCTGAATTGATTATTGCAAAAAATAGACACGGACAATGTGGAAGTATTCCGATGGCATTTGAAGGTAAATTTACACGATATAAAGAGATATTATGATACAAGAAAAAGACTACGTAAAAGAAGCGATTGAGTTGAAGATAAAACTAACACGCTCAAAGCAGAAATACGAGCAGAAAATCGCATCCCTTGAAAGAGAGATTGAAAGACTGCGACACGAAATCAAACATCCATTTAAACCGTTAATGGTAGATGCTAAATTAGAGGACTTGTTAACCATTGTTTCCAATGAGTGTGAAGTACCAGCATCAACAATTATTTGTAAAAGTCGAACACGTGAGTACGCAATAGCACGACAGATGTTTTGTTTTATTGCTACAAGGCATTTAGGATATAAATTAGAGCGTGTGGGATTATTTCTAAACAGACACCATTCAACAATCATACACGGTGCAAATCGGATAAACGATGCGATTGATTTAAAATTTAATCCTGAACTTCGTATCTATGAAAACTGTATGTCAGAACTACGTGCTATGTCTTCGCAGGGGAATTGAGTATGTGCATTGGATTACGGAAACAGAAAAAGAAATGATGTATTACTGCAAAAAATATATGAAAGCAGGATGGATAGTTTATTCAATAGATATTGTTTAAACATTGTGCATAAATAGACAAATAATCAAAATAAATTTGATGTATTAAAAAGAACGAGATAATATCGCAACTCGCACGGGAGAATTGGGTGCATGAATTTTGCCAAAAAATAGCAGGGGAATTAGGGGGCGACTTATACCAAGAGTTATTTTTAATCCTGTGCGAGAAAAGCGATGAGTGGGTTGAGGAAAAATTTAATAGCGGATATTGGAATGGCTTTGTGATTCGGATAGCGTTAAACCAAGTGTACGGCAAACGGACGAGTTTTGAAAAGAGTTATTTAAGACCGATAGCGTTATATGAAGTAAATGAGTTTATAGAGCAACCAACACATCAAGAGATAAACGAATACTTACATCAAAGCATTGAGGCGGTTACAAACGATTTAGAATGGTATGAGTTTAAGATTTGGCAGTTATATAGAGATGGGGATAAGGACAAAGGCATTAAACCACGTTCAGCACGAAGTATAAGCAAGGTAACTGGAATAAGCAGACAAGAGATTTTAAAAGTAATAAACGACATTAAAGAAAAAGCAAATGAATATTTTATTAGCCATTTTGGGCATAGCATCGATGGGATTGATTTTTGTTAGGGAAATCGGATATAGTTGGAAAATTAAACCGTTCACGTGTGAACTATGCATGAGTTTTTGGATAGCGGTTATATACTTTCATAGCATTGAGGGTATTTTGTACGGATTTTTGGCAGGGGCGATTTCAACATTTATAAGCAGGTATATATGACAGATTTAGAATATATCATTCAGGACATTAAGCCACAGTTTGAACGATTCAAACAAGATGGAGTATTAAGGTTATCCCCAAGCGATAGCGTAAGAGTGCGAGATATTTATATCCAACATTACGGAAAACCAATGGGAACGTGCAGTAATTGTTTTACGGAGCAGTTATACTCTTTAATAGTAAGATGCGAGGCATTGCAAAAGGAAGTGAACACCATTGCAACGGACGAACAACCTAAAAGAAGAAGAAGAAAATGAAAGCGTGGAGAGATATCAGCAAACAAGTACCTGCAACAGATGTACAAGTATTAGCATATAGTACAAGTGAGGGATATATAATTTTGACATTTGACGAAGATGAACAACAGTTTTTTGATGATCAGTTTAGATTTGTAAAAGACGTTGTTTATTGGATGCACATTCCAATTTTGCCAAATGAGTAATAATTCTTTCGGAGGTCAATGGGACGATTTAACCTGCTTCCAATATGAAATGCGTAACGGAATACATTTAGACAATCAAAGTTTTGTCAATATGTATAATGACGTTGCAGATTTGATTACTTCAATAATTGACATTAAAACGCATACTGATTTAGGCGGTGGAGTTGGTGCGTATTGTAAAGCAATGCAAAAGAAAGGCATTGAAACAATATACTATGATTTAAACCCACATCATTACGAATATGCTCAAATGTACAATGTTGCAGATAAATATCATTTAATAGATTTTACTAAATTAGATTTAGAATGTGATTTTGTTAGTTGTATTGAAGTAATGGAGCACATACCTGATGATAAGTTAATTGCATTTTTAACAAACCTTAAATGTAATTACTTTCATTTTAGCAGTACACCACATTACACAAGTTTTGATGCTGAATGGGGACATATTAATATTAAGCCAGTAGGTAAATGGATAGAACTATTTGAAAAATGCGGATTTAAGTTAATGCAAGAAATGGATAAACCGACAAAGTGGAGTTTATTATTTAGCAAATGAAAAAGTACGTTAAAACATATCTTGACTATTTCGGCTACGATACAAGCGACACTATTTTGTGTGAGTTATGCGGTGCAGTTGCAGTTGACATAAACCACATAAACGCAAAAGGCATGGGTGGGAGTAAGTTAAAAGATAACATTGAAAATCTAATTGCAGTATGCAGACCGTGTCATATTAAGTACGGGGATAAGAAGCAATACAAGGATTTAATGAAAACAGTACATTTAGTTAAAATGAATGAAAGAGGTAAACATTGAACTAAAAGACTACTTTCACGATTGCGGTGACGGATGTTGTACAACCTATGGGACAATAGTAAAAGTGAACGCAGTTGAATTAGAATGCCAAAACGAAGATATAGATACTATTCTTCAAAACGTATTAGAACATTTAGGATATAAAGTTAATATAACAAGGGAAGATGAAAGCGACGATTGAATTTAACCTACCGGAAGATCAGGAGAACTACAAACACCATAACAAAGCATTTGACTACTTCTGTGTGCTTGTAGAATTTGATGAACTACTACGTCAAAAAATAAAGTATAGCGAACTTCAAGAAAGCGAATACACCTTACTTGAAGACACAAGAGAAGAATTAAGGCAGATGCTATTTGAAAGAGGGATAAACTTATGATTAAGTTAAAAACAGAAATAAAACAGTAATGGCAAATAACCCGAATGTATTAGATAACTTAAAGCCGTTTAAACCAAACGACGAGCGTATAAATAAAGAGGGCAGACCTAAAAAGTTCACAACCCTTTTAAAAGAACACGGCTATTCACTATCGGAAGTAAACGATAGTATTCAGGCGATAATGTCAATGAATGAAGTAGAGATAAAAGAAGTGTTGAAAAATACCGATGCGACGATGTTAGAGAAAACAGTTGCAAAGGCAATTATTAAGAGTTACGAAAAAGGTTCGTTGTATTCAATGGACACTTTAATGAATAGAGTATACGGCAAACCCAAAGAGGAAGTAAACGCAACTATTGAGGCGAAAGTAGTAAATGTAACTTTGAATTTAGACTAAAATTAATTAAATTTGATATATGGAAGAAACTATTTATCTTGGAAACGGTTGGCAGGATGCTACTGGAATGAACGTAAGTATTAACGTTGAGAAATTTAACGAGGCGTTAAGAGCAGGACGGTTGGAAGTAAACAAATACGGGGATGTTAAAATCCGTGTTGGTAAACTGAAAACACAGAACGAAAGAAGTAAAGCAACTCACTACGTTGCAGTACCGAAAGAACAAAGGGAAACATTCCCGAAAGCGACTACGGTTGACGATTTGCCATTCTAAATGAAAGTACTTGTACTACTTGACGGAAACAACGGGGTTGCCTTTCATAGGTTATACACCCCGTTTGCCCGTTTGCAGATGGAAAACAAACTTGAAGTTGATGTTTGCCTTGACCCTAACGAATACGGCAATTTAGATTACACGCTATATGATGCGGTTATCTGTAATAGATGGATGGGTAAACTACAATACAACATCCTGCCGATTTTAGAAAAGAACAACATTCCGTTAATTCTTGATGTTGACGATTACTGGGTACTACCAAAGCACAACCCTGCGTATAAGTTTTATCGTGCTTACTTAAAAAACGCTTGTAAAGACGCAATGGCGTTTGCGAGTGCAGTAATGGTAACAACTCCACAACTTGCGAAGAAAGTAGCGGAAATCAATCCTAATGTGTTTGTAGTGCCGAATGCGTTAGACTTGAATCAGCAACAATGGAACGAAACAACCGAACACCCACTTACTATCGGATGGGTTGGGGGAATTAGCCACGTTGAAGATATTAAGTTACTACGAGGACAAATAGAACCGATCATCAAGAAACACGATGCGAGATTCTTAATGTGCGGTTATCACGAGGGTAATAAAATGTGGATGGATATGGAACAAGCGATCACGGGTAAACGAAGACACCAACGTCCTGAATGGTTTGAAACGAGAACTGGAACGAGTGCAGATAAATACGGTGCTTTCTATTCGGAGATTGATGTAGTACTTGCACCATTAACAAGTGAACATTTTAACCGATACAAATCCGAGTTGAAGATAATTGAGGCGAGTGCATATAGTTTACCGATTGTATGTAGTGCAGTTGAGCCGTACACTAACCATCTAAATAATTTCGGTGCGTTGTTTGCATATAAAAACGATTGGAGTTGCATTGAACAAGCGATTGAACATCGTGATGAATTAGGGCAAAAGAATGGGGAATATTGCAATAAACACCACAACCTATTAGATACAAACCAAACACGATTAGAAGTGATCAAAAACGTTATTAAATTCTGATATGACATCATTGTTATTTTTGTACCAGCGTTACTATTTTTGGCGAGATATGGGAGATGCAAATAGAGCAAATTATTGGTTAAGTAGAATTAAAGAATATAAAGAGTTATGACCGAAAAAGAAGCGATATTATTACTAATAACCTACAACGATTGGAGTAGAGGCGATGAAATACCTATGCCCGAACCAAAACAAATAGGCAATGCGATTGATACGGTTATACAACTATGGAAACAACGTAATGCCGACGGAAGCAAAACGATAAAACCTATATTAGTTGCAAAGTTGCGATTGAATACTAAAATAGATGAAGAGGTTTTGAATTTGTTAAAACAAGACTACCACGTTATAATAGAGTTTGAAGACATTGAATCAAGCAAATACGAAATATTAGAGTGCAGTTACTAAAATAAGAAATTCGTTATTTTACTTTGAACCCATTAAACTAAAATATGCAAATTAATTACAAGCGACCATATTTAACGAGTTATCAAAAAGCCATCTTAGATAGTCCTGCAAGGTATACAATTACTTCTGCTTCTACAAAGACGGGTAAAACGGCATCTCACATTATATGGTTGTTTGAGGAAAGTTTGAAGTTAAAAGAGAATCAAGCGGTTTGGTGGGTTGCTCCTGTTTACCAACAAGCGGAAATAGCATTCAGGCGTATGAAAGCGCAAGTAACTGCAAAGGATTTTTTCCATTCCAACGAATCAAAGTTAGTATTAACTACTCCAATGGGTTCACGAATAGAATTTAAGTCAGCAGAAAAACCTGATAACCTTTATGGGGATGACGTTTATTCAGCAGTATTTGACGAAGCCAGTAGAGCGAGAGAAGATGCGTGGTTTGCATTGCGTTCAACTTTAACTGCAACACAAGGTAAATGTAAACTTATCGGAAACGTAAAAGGGAAAAAGAATTGGTTTTATAAGTTAGGGGAAAAGGCCAAAGCAGGAGAGCCGAATTTAGAGTATTTCAAAATCACGGCATACGATGCAGTTAAAGAGGGGATATTACAACTTGACGAAGTAGAACAAGCCAAACGAGATTTACCCGACTACGTGTTTAAAGAGTTGTATTTAGCAGAACCAGCAGAAGACAATTCAAACCCTTTCGGGTACGATAACATTGACAAATGTATTAACAACACCCTATCGGGTACGCCCGTTGCATTTGGTATTGACCTTGCAAAGTATTCGGACTGGACTGTAATTATAGGACTGAATGAGAATGGTCACGTATGTCATTTTGAACGCTTTCAAATGGATTGGGCGCAAACTATGCAACGAATAAGCAGGGTAATCGGAAATATTCCGAGTTACTTGGACAGTACTGGCGTAGGAGATCCGATTGTAGAGCAGTTACAACGAACACACCCACGTGTGCAAGGCTTTAAATTTACTTCACAAAGCAAACAACAACTGATTGAGGGTTTAGTAATGGCAGTGCAAAACAATGAGATTGCTTTTCCCGATGGAGTTATAAGCGATGAGATGAAGAACTTTGAGTTTGAATATACACGCACAGGCGTAAAGTACACCGCACCACAAGGATTACACGATGACGCTGTAATGAGTTTAGCGTTGGCCTGGGATTGCAAACAGCACAACAGAAAAGGAATATTTTATTTTGGATAATATGAATTGGAATAATATAACAATCGAAAAACTACAAGAGATAAGCGAATTAGATGATTCGTTTAACGCTATTGAGAAGACCGCTCACATAGTTTCAATACTAAAAGGCATACCGTTTAGTGAGGTAGAGGAATGGACACTTGACGAATTACGCAAGGTAGATATCAGTTTTCTAAACGAGATACCTAAAAGCAAATTAAAGTTCAAATTCAAACATAACGGCAAACGATATAAATTAGTGCGTACTGCAAAGGAGATGAAAGCGCATCACTTTATTGAATTGCAGGAGTTGATGAAAAAAGATACAATTGAGGTGCTACCTGAAATTATTGGGTGCTTATCGTACCGAGTTAATATTTTTGGGCGCAGAATAAACGATGACTTTGAAGACAAAGTAAAGGAGTTCAAAACACTTCCAGTAATTGCCTTTTACAACTATGCGCTTTTTTTTTCGGCACTTTATCCGAAATTATTGGATCGTACCCGAATCTATTTGATGGAGAAGATGACGGAGGCAAAGGCGATGCTTTCGGATGGTTAGCGTTGATTGATAAACTCGCAGGAGGCAGACGTGCTGAATGGGATTTAATTTTAAATATGCCAATTAAGGAGTTTTTAAACACTTTGTCATACCACGTTACAATCAAAAGAGAACAGCAGAAGCGACTTGAAAAGAGTGCAACATCGTTTGAAAGTTATGTGATGGCGGTGTTAAATGAGTTGATTTAGGACACTTTGTCTTAAACGCTATTTTATATTATGGGGATATTGACAGTAGTTGAGCAGGTTGCTACAACTTACAAACCAAGCCAAAACGATAACATATTTGTAGTTACTGCACCGACTGGCGTAACATCACAAAACAACGTTAAAATACTCGCAGACGTTAAAGACGGAAGCGGGAATTTACTCGCACGATTAAAAGCACCTATTTACTACGGCACAACAAATAAGGCGGTGTTTAACATTAGCCAAATCCTATGCGACTATGTTGGAACGGATTGGGATTTTAACGATACAGAATCAAAGGACTGTCAAACTCAAAGGTTCGGTTATCAAGTTGCATTTGGTTACGAATATAGTACTGGCACGACTTCGCCAATTGTTCCCGTGAGTGGAGATACTACGATTTCAAGTAGAAGCGTATTCAATGCGGTTTTAGATCCTTTTGAGTGGTTGGATTATGACCAAGCAGACTATTTAATGGCTTCGGGTTCTACTGCAAATTTCCTAACCAACAACTTAAACAAACGTATTCACATTGACCAAAAAGAATGGCTTTACGCTTTACACGGCAGTAGTATTGCTAATTTGGATGTTAGTTTTAGTCCAAGTGGTAGCACTACTGTTAGTGCAAAGAGTGGGACAATTTGTCGTTTTCCTATCGGTTCAAATATACCGAGTGGTATTCCCGTAGGAACAAAATCCTACACCATAACTCCAAAGAATAGCGGAGGCGTTGCCGTTGGTAGTCCTTACACGATTACTATTGATGACAGATGCAGTAAGTACGAAAGCATTGATTTGTTTTTTGTCAATCGTTTAGGTGCTGTTGAATCATTCCGATTTGATATGATCCACACGAAGACGCATAACGTGGAGCGTAAAACCTACCGCAAAAACCCGTATAGTTTAAACGTAAATACGTACAACTACTCTAAACAAGGGCATACACTTTCTAATTACCTAAACGAAACACGTGAGCGGTTAGTTTTAAACTCTAATTTCATAACAGAAGAAGAAGCGGAATGGTTACAGGAATTAATTAGCAGTCCGAAAGTATGGATGTACGATGGGCAAATAAAAGGGGTTACTATCGTGACAAATACATATGAAGAAAAGCAACACGTAAAAGACAAAGTGTTCAATTTGACATTAGAAGTTGAAGTGAGTTATTATGATGTAAGAAGATGATTGAGATAATTGTAAACAACCAAGCGTTAGAGTTTGACGAAATCGACCTGCAAATTACCAAAAACATTGCAGATATACGTGAACCACAACAAAGGCAAAGCGAATGGAGTAAAACGATAACTATTCCTGGTACACCAAATAACAACAAACTATTTAACCACATATTTGATGTAAACAAAAGTATCACGCAATTTCAGTACAACCCAAACAAGAAAGCCAGTTGTTTACTTTTGGTGGATGGTGCAGTACACTTGCAAGGGTTTATTCGTTTAACGGATATTGTCGCAAACGATGAGCAGATTAGTTACAACATAACTATTCACGGGCAGTTATCGGATTTGTTTAACGACATTAAGAACTTAAAGTTATCCGATTTAGATTTCAGCGAATACAACCACACTTTAAATAGGGACAATGTTATTAATTCGTGGGACACGTCTATTATTGTAAATAGTAGCACAGAAGCATTTGAATACGGCAAAGGGTATGTTTACTCACAGATAGCACCCAAACGAGCAACACAAAATTCAAATATTAGATTTTGGAGGGTGGATGATCATATTCCTTGCCTTTATGCTAAAACGATTGTAGATAAGATATTCAGCAATGTAGGGTACACCTATACAAGTGATTCTTTTTTTAATACAGACCGATTCAAACGCTTAATAATCCCATATACTAACTTAGGATTCAAAGCAGACGAAACAACACAGAACACAAGGTTATTTCAAGCACAAGTATCGGGTGCAACTACTTTAAACGCTGGTAATATAATACCCACGTCAAACGATAGCACGGGCGGTAACTTTGACAATGGTAGTAACTTCAACAATAGCACTTACAAATACACCGCTCCTGCATCGGGTAACTTTATGTTTTTTGTTGCGTTAAGTGGTTCGGTTACTATTACAGGTGCATCAAGCAATGAAATAGCAGACGCATTTTTTGGAGTGTATATAAATGGAGTTAAAACATCAATGATAATGTGTGAAGCGTTATCCGTTGGTAATGTATTCACGTTTTTAACCACACAGGGTGTATCAGTTAACGTATTGAGTGGCGATGAAGTGGACATAAGGTTTGAATATGTATTATACAAAGCAAATCCGTCACTTCCTATTGCAACTTATAATTCAATGCAAATAACGGGCGATACTTACATATTTAACAAGGTATCAGCAAATCAATACTTTTATAACAATGTTGTAAACTTTGAAGCGTTCTTTTCGGGTAGCGAATACACACAGAGCGAAATATTAAGCAACTTCGTTAAGATGTTCAATTTATACGTTGAGGATAACGGAAGTAAAGAGTTACGATTTGTTCCACGTGATCAATTTTATAACGGTGTTGGATTAGATTGGAGCGAGAAGTTAGACTATGATCAACCGCAAACGATTATTCCAATGGGTGAACTGCAAAGCAACCCGTATGTATTTACATTCAAAGACGGCAAAGACACGACAAACACGGAGTACAAAGA